AGGTTGGGGCCTGATCGCGGTCGCCATCTTCTTCCTTTGCCTCTACCTGTTCAGATAGGTCATTCATGCACACCGTTCTCGCAGCACGTTCCTCATTCTCGATCGGCGAAGGAATTCTCACGGTCGAGGAGCTTGTCGAGCAGTCGAAGGCGGCCGGCGCAACCGCGATCGCTCTCACCGACACGATGACCATCACCGGGATGATCGACTTCACCAATCGCGCCAAGAAGGCCGATATCAAGCCGATCCTGGGCTGCCGGCTGCGCATCTCCACTAATGTCGCCTGGCGCAAGACCAAAGACGACAAGAAGGCGCCGCCCGAATACTACCTGACCGCATATGTCGTGTCGGAGCTGGGGCTGAAAGCGCTGTTCCGGCTGCTGACCCTCGCCAATTCTGCGGATCGTTTCTACAACACCCCGAAGCTCGAGATCGAGGACGTCTACAAGGAACTCGACAACCTGACCGCCGGCGATATCGTCATCACCTCCGGCGACGTCAACGCGCTCACGGCGAGTCCCATAGCGGAGGAAGTGCTGACTGAGATCGCATCGCGGCTGGGCGCCACGGGCACATATCTGACGGTCTCGCCGATCAACACGCCATATTACGACACGCTGAACATCAAGGCGGTGCAGCTGGCCGAGAAGCTGGATCTGCAGCTGCTGGTCACGCGCCCCGTGCTTTACGCTGAAACTGCGCCGGATGCAGCGAACGAGGCAGATGCGGCCGATGTCATGAACGCAGTCACCCGCGGCGTCAAAATGAGCGAAAATTGGGTCCAGTCACCGGCTTTCCGCGATCTGCACCCGCATTCGATGCACCAGTGGGTCACCCAGGTCAAAGCGATGCAAGCGCGGCTCGCTGCGCGCGGCACAGTCGTCGGCCCCGCCCTCGCGCAGGGCTTGCGCAATACCATCGGTCTCGCCAATCGCATCGGCTATATCTGGTCGAAAGCCCCTGTCTCGTTGCCCAAGATGGCAGACGACGAGTTCGCAACGCTGGTCGCGGCGGCGCGCGCCGGATGGAGCCAGCGACTGAGCAAGCCCGCCTTCGGTCATCAGCCGACCCGCGATGAGCTGGTCAGTGTCTACAAGCCGCGCCTCGAATACGAACTGTCGGTTCTCAAGAAGCTCGGCTTCGCCGGCTATTTTCTCCTCGTGATGGATATCGTCAACTATGCAAAATCTAATGGCATTCTTGTCGGCCCAGGCCGAGGCTCAGTGGGAGGCTCGCTTGTCGCGTATCTTGTCGGGATCACCGATTGCGACCCCATTCGGTTTGATCTTCTGTTTGAGCGCTTCATCAACCCCGATCGTATCGACCTTCCCGACGCCGACCTCGACTTCATGTCCGCTCGTCGAGGCGAAATCATCGACTATCTCGTCGAGAAGTATGGGCAAGAGCGCGTAGCCGGCATCAGTAACTTCGGTAAGCTCGCGGCTGCATCCGCGATCCGCAACATCGGCAAAGCCTTCGGACTTAATGAGTTCGACTACGCTTGCTCGAAATTTGCGCCGAAGGAACATGGCGCCAACGTCAAACTGCCCAAAGCGGCCGAGATCGCGCCGGAGATCGGTGCCTTCCGCGACAAATACACGCCGATCTGGGACGTCATGGTGCGGCTCGAAGGCGTGATGAACATCATGGGTCGCCACGCTGCCGGCGTCGTCGTCGGCGGATGCGATCTTGTAGAGCGCGGGGTCATCGAGCGGCGCAAAGACGGCGCCACGATGAATTGGGACAAGCGCATCGTCGAGGATCAGGGCCTGGTCAAGGTCGATATTCTGGGCCTTGAAACGCTGGATCTGATCGACCTGTCGACCAAGTTCATTCGCGAGCGCACCGGTCGCCATGTCGACCTGATGCAAATTCCGCTGGACGACAAACTCGTGCTGGACGCATTCGCGGCCGGCAAGACGACGGGCATCTTTCAGTTCGAGTCCGGCGGCATGCGTCGCCTGCTCAAGGAGCTCGGCAAGGATGGCGTGATCACCTTCGACGATATCACGGCTGCGACCGCGCTGTATCGACCGGGTCCGATGGAGTCGGGCATGATGGACAGCTACTGGAAGCGCAAACAGGGCCAGGAGAGCGTCGACTATGACCATCCGATGCTCGAGGAACCCCTGAAGCCGACCTACGGCGTGTTCGTCTACCAGGAACAGGTCATGCGCGCGTCAGTCGTGATGGCTGGCTATTCCGGCGCCGACGCCGACAAGCTGCGCAAGATCATGGGCAAGAAGCTGCCCGAGGAGATGGCCAAAGAGCGCGGCAAGTTCGTCAATGGCTGTGTCGCGACCGTCGGCATCACCCCGGACGAGGCGGGCGACCTGTTCGACAAGATCGAAGGCTTCGCCGGCTACGGCTTCAACAAGAGCCATTCGGTCGAATACACCCTGATCTCCTACCAGGCGATGTGGCTCAAGGTGAATTACCCCGTCGAGTTCTACGCCGCAGCGTTGTCGCTGATGAAGGAGGAAAAGCTGGCCTCAATCCTCAAGGATGCGAACGCATTCGGGGTGAAGGTGGTCATGCCCGACATCAACAACTCGTCGGCGCGCTTCGAGATCCTGAACGACACCTGCCTGGCGATCCCGTTCAACCGGATCAAGGGCATCTCCGACAAGGCCTCGGTCGCGATCATGAAGGCCCGCGAAGGCGGCAAGTTCAAGGACAAGGCCGATTTCGTCTCGCGGGTCGAGCGACGCACCTGCAACAAGCGCGTGGTGGACGCTCTGGAGGCCGTGGGTGCGTTCGCACGCATCGAGCCCGGCCAAGTGCCGGCGCACGACCCTAGCCGCATCATGGCCCAGCGGGAGCTCATCCCAGGCCTGATCGTGGACACTGTGCCGATCAATCGCGATATGGCCAACGACAAGTTCACCAAAGCGAAGCTGGGGCAGATTGTCGGCGGGTATCGCCAGGCGCTCGGCAATGACGGTCAGGGCGTCGCGCCGGTGATGGGCAAGAATGCCCGTTTCATGGTGATCTTCGACGGCCCCTCCTCTGGCGAGGAGCGTCAGGGCGCGTTTACCTGGGGCGACAATTTCCGCTGGGTGGCAGATGCTCTGTCGGAACACGGCCTGGAGCGGTCTGACGCCTACTGGACCGGTCTGATCAAGCGCCCGAAGGAAGGCAAACAGGTGTCGCCGAAGGAGATCGAGCTCTATGGGCCGTATCTCGACAAGGAAATCGACCTGCTCAAGCCGCCGTTGATCGTGCTGCTCGGATCCATGACGGTTCGGAACTTCTTCCCCGACTTCAAGGGGAAGGCGTCCGACAGCGCGGGTAAGATCATCTATTCCAAGCGTTACGACGCCAACTTCGTCATCGGCTTCAATCCCGGTGAAATCTACCACGATCCGGACAAGCAGCTTGCCTTGAACGACGTGTTCGCGGTCGTCGCCGGGTTCCTCGAATAATGGCCACGAAAGATATCACCGACAAGCTCGTGTGCTTGGCCTATCTGCGAGCCAGGGACGTGAATATGGCCCAGTTTCCATATGATTTTCTCCAGGAGTGGACCGGCGAGCCGTTCAAGGTCTGCTACCGGGCGATGGAGCGCGCTCATGATCGGGATCTAATCGAATACGGCGTTTCCCTGCGCACTGGCTGGGTAAAGTCGGCCGGCATCGCGCTTCTGAAGGACGATACAAAATCTTTCATCGCGAACAATTCCACGCGCAATCCTTGAGTTTTGCGCTATATTGTAAGTCAACACTGACTTAACGAGAGAGCGAGAGCATGAGCGATCCGACTGCGACACCTGCCCCGGTCACCACGATCAAGGTGAAGAACTTCGTCGATGGGCCGAAGGCCCGCACCGATATTCAGTTCTCCTATGCCGATCTCAGCACGGCGTTCCAGGAGCATGCGTCTCTAAACCTGCACTATCACGAGGCCCGCGCCCTCGCGACACGCCAGGTCGCCGATCTCAAGATCGCGCTCGAAGCCGCAGAAGCGGTCGTCTACCGCGACCTGCGCGACAAATACATCACTGCGTCGCAGAAGTTCACCGAAGCCCAGCTCGAGAAGGAAGTGTCGGCGCATCCCAAGATCCGCCAGATTAAGCTGGCGATCAACGAAGCCCGCCAGATCGAGGACAACGCCAAGGGCGTCGTCGAGTCCTTCGGTCATCGCAAGGACATGCTCGTCCAGGCCGGCGCAAAGGATCGCGTCGAATTGAGCGGCGAACTGCGCATGCAGGAGATCGCCGAGCGCAACAACGCCGTCGGCACTGGCATCGTCGAGAAGCGCCGGGCGATGTTGGCAGGGCAACCGTCGTGAGGCTCGCGACCGCAATATCGCTGGGTGTTTACGTCGGTATCGGCGCATTCACCCACGCTCTGCTGGTCGGCACCACGTTCAGCGCAGCCAATGTGCTGGGTTGGGCCTGCCTCATAGCCTGGCCGGCGATCTGGTTCGTCGTTCTTCTGCTGTTCGCCTTCGCCGCTGCCCTGCTCGTGATGGCAGGTCTGGCGCTCGACAACCTCTGGGGCCGGTTGCCCTTCATCGCGCGCCGTCGTCGGCGTTCCTTCTCGGTCTCCTGACCGATTTCTAAACTGACTGGAGTTCTACAATGCGGATTTTTGCCGCAGGGATGATCTGTGCCCTGCTTTCAACGTCAGCACTGATATCGAGCGCGGAAGCCAAGCCTCGGCATCATCGCCACCACGTCGCCAAGCATCATCATGTGAAGCATGTTCGGCACAAGGCGAAGCATCGTTTCGTAGTGCGGCCGCAGGTCGAGCCGTCGAATTTTGGAGCGCCCAGCTTCCCCTCGTTCCTCTCGCACACGGACGACATCGTCCAGAAGGCCCGTAGCTACATCGGCGCCGGCGCGGTGTTCGGTCGATCGAGCCTCTGGTGCGCTCGCTTCATGAACGTGGTGCTGGAGAAGACTGGTCATCGCGGCACTGGCTCGGACATGGCCAAGAGCTTCCTGGCAATGCCGGCGACGGCGCCGCGGGTCGGTGCGATCGCGGTCATGGGCCGGGGCAAGCGCGGCGGACACGTCGGCGTGGTCTCTGGCTTCGATGCGAAGGGCAACCCGATCATCGTTTCCGGCAATCACGGCAACCGCGTCGCCGAGTCCGTCTACTCGCGCAGCCGCATCATCAAGTTCGTGAGCCCCTCATGAGCTCGTTTGCCAACACGGTCTTTGGCATCGCGCTCGGTCTGATCGCCGGCATCCTCCTGGGCAATGTCCGGGCCGAGATGCCCGTCTCCAAAACCCAGGTGGCTGGGCAAATTATGGAGGCGCGTCAGTAACTTAGAAAGTTACGTCAATCCTCGATCGTCTCGCTATATTAGATTAGCGAAATCGCTAAATAGCGAAATTAGCAGTCAAAAGCGAACCTGTGAACCAAAGTCCAAAGGAACTAAAACCCAAATGGCCCTCTCTCCCGAACTGTTGAAGCTCGTC